GGGGGCTCTGCATCCGCTCCTGCATGTCATTGGCAATGTCCGTCCGATGGGGAAGACCAAAAGAACCATAGTCACCGCGCATCGTCTTGAACGGTGACAGAATCATGGTTGTCTTGCGATGGATCGGAAGTGTCTGTCCCTGAACCTTGACATGACCTGCATCTACAATCGCCTCAATCGGATATTCCAGCTTTACACCGTAGTCACTGACATTTGCCAGGTTGTCTGTCTTGAAGAGCTTCTCCAAGCATGGGAAGAACGACTGCATCGTCTTCATTGACCATGCGGATCCGTCCAGTCTGGGCATACGATGGATTTTCATCTGTACAGATGTCGTTCTCAGATCCTTTCCCATTATGAGATGTCTCGGTGATGAATGCAGAAAAATAAACGACAGTGAGAACAAGATGACACAAAACTTCAATCTTAAGAAGTTCAATATGGACATGATCAAAGAACGGTGTGGAATGGACTCGCGGAAAAGTCCTATGATCGTGATCATTGGAAAGAAGGACACGGGTAAGTCCTTCTTAGCACGTGACCTGCTCTTCAATGTTCAGGACTCCTTTCCGGCGGGGATGGTGATTTCACCTACAGAAGTTGTGAACGAGTTTTTCCAAGCGTTTGTTCCCTCCAAGCTGATTCATGATAAATATGAGCCTACCAAAGTACAGGCATTTATCAAGCGCCAGTTTCAAGCAAAGCAACGGTTCCTGAAGTCCAAAGCCTCTGGACAACCGTTTGATCCTCGAGCGTTCTTGATTCTCGACGACTGTCTGTACGCAGCCAAGGAGTGGATCAACGAAGAGTCCACTCGGTTTGTTTTCATGAACGGTCGGCACCTCGATATGCTGACCATCATCACCATGCAGTACCCACTCGGTATTACACCGAATCTGCGTACCAACGTGGACTTTGTCTTCATTCTGCGCGAGAATATCCTAGGAAATCGTCGTAGAATTTACGAGAATTACGCAGGTATGTTTCCGACGTTTGAAATGTTCTGTGATTTCATGGACCAGTGCACAGAAAACTACGAAGGACTGGTCATTTGCAACAACGTATCCTCCAACAAGCTTGACGATCAGGTCTTTTGGTACAAGGCGTCTGAGCACCCGCCGTTCAGACTGTGCGACTCTTCCTTGTGGAACGATAACCGCCCTTTCCAATCCGCAATGCTCGCCGCCGACGAGTATAACTCGACTTCAATGAGGAAGAAGAACGCCCCGCCTTCCGTTTGGGTAAAGAAGACCGGCGGCGAATAGATCCTCCGCTATCCTCCTCTTGGTCGCTGTAGATGTATTCCTGATCGTCGTTTACCGATGGCGCAGGCGCAGGCGGCGGAGACGGTGGAGGGGGCGGCAGGGGTGGAGGGTCAAGCCACCGATTAAGTTCATCGATTGTTCTAAATCCAATCACATCCGTAATAACTCTCTTATTTGTGTCGGGTTGTATACCACCTGTAGTATACACAAATAGTCTGTTCGAAGGATTTGACAAGATCGCATAGTTATGCGGACTCGTAACGCTTTTACCTGAACCAAAGTCTACATTGTGTCCCCTCGTCACTTGACCCATATCTGGGTCAATAAACGCATGATTGGTCCTGTCGAATGTAGTGCCGCTATCTGCAAGACTGATCGGGTTTCCAGGGGTCGCCGGAAGATAGTTAAACACAACGATGTGATTGGGACTGAGCGCAAGAGCATCGGTAACACTGAGGTCATCCATATCCACAAAATCACGAACGAGCTCTTTTCCAGTTACAACGCGGAGACGCCCGCCTTTTACCGATCGACGTGCAGATCGTACCATGCTTATTATTGTGCACTTTTTAATCGCGGTGCGCACCCTCACTCGGGTGCACCGGTGCCGCCGCATCCTCCAGCGCCTTCTCGGCCGCATTTGCCTTGCGACGACGCTCATTCTCCTCCTTCTGCGACTTGATCGACTCCTCGCGCTGCTCCGCAAAGAAGAGCTCCTTGTTGGACTCGTTCTCCTTGTACTTGCGCATCAGCTCGTTCAGTTCCTTCTCAGCATACTCCACCTCAGGCATCAGGTGTTCCGAGGGGTCCCACGGCAGCCACGCACCCACCTTCCCAATGTACAGGTTGTCCTTCGGGTAGCGACGCTGAAGAACCTTGGCAAACATCTGCGTCTCCTCCACCGTGGCAAACGAGCGACGGACCTTGACACCGCGGATGTTCGTGCGGAAGTCAACCGTGTTGTCGTATGTCTCCTGGAGCTCCTTCTCATTCTTCAGGAGGAAGATCTGGTACTGCTCGTGAATATCCGTCTTCTTGACCTCCTCCTTACGAACATTCACAAAGTCAGATGCATCTTTTAGCAGATCATCAATCTTGACCGAGTACTTCTTAGACAGGAATGCCATGAAGTTCTCGAGTCCCTTGACCTTCCACTCGTAGTCCATCCAGGCAACGAACTTCTCGAACATGAACTCCTCCTTCTGCTTAATCACCTTCTCGGGGCTGATGAAGGACACCACGCAGTACTTCTGGGTCGGGATCTCCGGGTCCTCGTCGAGGTAGTCGATCGGTCCATCCTCGTCGCGCTTAGGGAGTTCAGTGCGAGGCATTTACTTGTTCCTGCGAGTTCGTCGTAAGCCCTTTCTCCGCGAACGTCCACCAAGTCCTCTGGGGTATTTCTTAGCAAGAACACGCGGAACAAGACCTCCAGGGGCGTGAAGCCATTCATTAATCTTTCCCATTGCAGCCGGCTTGATTTGTTTATTCATTCGTTGACGACCCTCTTCATCCCAATAGTTTGGTTGTGGTCTAGCCGGAACTCGGCGAGTTGTATCGACCTGTTCTTTTGTAAGTGTAATCATGGCAGGATGAAATGTATACGTTTCGTCACCATCATATGTAATTTGTCCATCAGTCGACGGTGGAACACCAGCAGGAAGTTCTGTATACCAAGTCCATTTGTGATCGCCAGCTTTGTCCTTGATTAAATCGGAGATGCCCATAGAAGGTCGCGACATTGTCATTGGCATAGAATATTCTACGCGGGTTACAATAAACATGTACGACATCTTTACGACCGCGTACCTCTTCTTTCTGCTGTGCCCTGGTGTCCTCCTGTCCCTTGGCTCCGGGCTGACAGCCGCGGCCATCCACGCGGTTGTGTTCTTTGTGATCCTGCAATACCTGTCCCTGTATGTTCCTTGGTGGGTGGTGTGGGCTGTTGGTGTACCGCTTGTAACGTATAAGGTCTATTCGGGTGGCATGTAAAAAATCTTCGGACTATAGAACCAAACAAATGGATTCTAAGCCGAAGCCCACCCCCTCTGCCGGTGTTGATATGGCCGACCTTGTAACTCGCCTTGTAAAGTACCTCCTCGAGGGTCTCGCGGTGGCCATTGCCGCCTTCGTCCTGCCTGGCAAGACGCTCAAAGTTTCCGAGGTTGGAATGATCGCCCTCGTCGCCACTGCCACGTTCGCCATCCTGGACATCTATGCCCCTAGCGTAGGTGCTTCGGCTCGCACCGGTGCCGGATTCGGAATCGGTGCCAACCTGGTCGGATTTCCTCGGGTCTAAATAATGGAGTTGCCAGAACAAGACGAAGCTGATTTATTTGCATATGTACTAGCTGACTATTCGGACACAAAGTGCCCGCGTGCGTGTATGGATCGCATCCCAGACATCATCAAACGCGCAAACCAAAGACTTTCTGGCGTTACCGTATATCGCGGTCACACCAAATTTAAGAAGACAATTGAATTTACAGTAGGACGAAAAAACTTTATGTCTACATCGCTTGCGCGTAGATCAGCCGTCAACTTCACGGATTTTGCCGGACAAAGCAACTTTGCTCAGGTAGAACCGTTGATTGAATGTTGTTTGTTCACGATTCATTTGGACGATGCGCTAGCGATTGATCTTTCTAAGGTATCGTTTGACCGCGCTTTTGCAAGAAGATTAGATCATCTTATTGTGGTTAACCCAGATCCGTTGCCCACAGATCGGGTTGAACGATTCAAACACCACCTTCGCAACGAAGCAGAGGTGATTGTGCTTGGGGGCGGGACGTTCTATCAAGATGCTGAAAAGAAAACACCTGGCTTTTTATTACTGCCGGTTC